TAGGAGCCGTCGGGGAGCGCAGCGCCCGTGTCGGCCGCCTTGTCGCGCTCTGCGGTGGAGAACTCGCGCTTCTCGATCTCCTCGCCGTCGCAGGCGACTGCTTCGGCCTTCGCCGCGTGGCGATGCTCCGGGTTCGGACACGTCCAGACCTGCTCGACCTTCCGCCCGACGAGCGGCCGCTGCTCCTCGGTCCCGTCGGCCTTGACCGCGGTGAACGTCGCGCCGACCATGCACGGCCGATCGACCAGAGAGACTTCCTGCGGCCGCGCGACGTAGCGCAGAAGCTTGCCGTGCGTCGGATGCTCGATCGGCTCGCGGTTGCCGACGTACTCGCCGCCGATCGAGAAGCCGGTGTGGACGCCCTGCTCGACTTTCTCCCAAGCCGGTCCGTCGACAATCTTCGCGCCGACGAAAATGCGCTTCTGGGCGTCGTCATAGTCCATCTGGGTGAGCTTTCCCACCGCGTTCTTCCCGTGCATCTCCCGCACGTTGCCGAGCGACTTGCCGCCCGACGCGGCCTTCTGCGATTCGCTCCACTCCTGGAAGAGCGGCTTCGAGGCGAGGTAATCGAGGATCTCGCCGCTACGGTCGGGTTGCTCCTCGGCGATGAAGCCGAAGACCTCATGGGTGGACTCGTTGATTTTCGAGATGGGGACGAACACTGAGAGCCTGTCGGCCCCCGCGCTAGATTTTCCGAGAGTCACACACGGAGAGTCGGCTTTGCGCAGCCGGAAAGGAAGCATTGCATCCCCGTCGAGGGTGACGGGGATGCAACTGAAGTCAGGCTCTGGGCGGGAAGATCTGCACCTCAGTCAAGAAAGCGAGCATGCCAAAGCCGAGCGCCAGCGTCAGAAACAGGGCGTGACCCGCCAGGTAGAAGAACAGGCACGTGAGGATGATGCAGAGCAATTTCCAGACGGACATCGGGCACCTCCCCTATTTCTTTTTCGCGGCCGGCTTCGCTTTGGCCTTCGCCGGTTTCGCCGCTTTCCGCTTCGCGCGCTTCGGCTTGATCAGCTTTCCCTTCTCATCCCGCGGCCGCGGCGCGCGGATCCGCTCGTCGAACTTCGCCAGGACGGCTCGCGCCTCGCGGCCCAACGCGCGATGCTGATCCAGCGGCGCGCCGAGGTAGACTCCGTCGGGTCTCTTCTCGAACGTGACGCCTGAACCGGCGCCAGCCACCTTTTCGGCTTCAGCTTCTCGATCGTGGGGGATGCGGACGTAGAACATGTCCATGAGCGTGATCCCTCCGGCTGAATCAGGATTGCACTCTTGGTGCCGAATGGAAGGGGGTAAACGCGCGGATAGGCGTCGACGGGGAGGATTACTCTCCTTCCGCCACACCGCCCTCTTCGCCAATCAATTCGGGCGCCACGTCGCAGTTGCAGCCGGGGTGCGCGGGCGGCCCGTCGTCGCCGCTCGGGAAGTCCTCATCCACCCCGATCACCCCGGCCGTTTCGTTCTCGTCGCATTCGTCGTCGACGTCGTGGTCGTCACTGACCAGCCAGCTCTTCCCCTGCACCAGCCCGCTCTGCCGCCAGCCCTCGAGCGCGCCGCTCACGTGGGCCATCGCGAGCTCGGTGTCGGCGATGAGCTCCGCCCGGGCGTCGCTGAACCAGTAGGAATCCCGGATCGCTTCGGCGAGTTCCGCCGGCGACTGGCCCTCGGTGAACGCGTTCTCGATCGTGGCCTTCAGCGCCGCCCTGGTCGTCTCCTCGATCGACGTCACGAGCTCCGCGCCTCGGGTCGCCGCGTAGTCGGCCGCCGGAGCGTTCAACGCCCCGAACATGCTCTCCTTCGCCGCCAGGTCCGTCAGCGCCTTCTGCCCGCCAGCCTCGAACACCGCGACGTAGCGGTCCTGCATATCGGTCGCAATCGTGGCCCAATCCCCGAGCTCGAGGTCCTCGAAGATGCGCGCGACCTTGTCCCGATCGTCCTTGCGCGTCTGGCGGTAAAGCGCCGCGGCCTCGTGCGCGATCGCGGATCCGCGCCGGCGGAAAAAGCCGGCGATCGCCCGCCGGGCTTCCGGCTGCTCCCGCTTGAACGCTGCAGTCCGGTCGCCCGAACTGACCGACGCACCTTTACGCGGTCGGCGTGCTTTTCGCAGCGGGCTCGTCGCCATACCACTTCCGCATCTTCGCCCGCCTCGAGGCGCTACGCATCGCGTCGAACTTCGCCGCGAGCTTCTGATCGTCGCCCTCATCCGCCGCCGGCGTCTTCCCGTCATCCGCCTGGCCGCCCGGCAGGAGCTTCAGCGGCTCGGGCTTTGGCGCCTCCACCGGGATCGCCGGCGCAGGCTCCAGCGGCACGAAGCCGCTCATCGTGATGATCCCCGGGCCGACACCGATCGGATCGAGCCCGCGCTGCTCCCGCACCTCGTCGATCGACCGGATGCCGTGCGTCACATCCGAAGCGTCGATGCGCGCCTGGACCTCCTGGTCGACGTCCTCCTGGAACTCGAACGAGAACATCAGGTCGTCGTAGCCGAAGCACTCGCTCAACACGCGCTCGGTGAACACCGACTCGACGAAGTCCATGAGCGGCAGCAGGCCCTCCTCGAGCGACGCCTCCTGCGCGTTCTGCGCCGTCGCTCGGTTCATCATCTTGATGAACGGCTGCGGCGAGACGGAGAAGCAGTAGCACTTCAGCCGCACCCACCACTCGTCCTCGTCCGTCTTCAACGATTCGATCTTGGGGAAGAGCGGCTTTGCTCCGCTCGGGACCATCTTCATCTTCGCCCGCTGCGCCTGATTCCCGGAGAGCAGCGCATCAAAGTTCTTCTCGAAGGCCTCGATCTGATCCGGCGTCCAGGTCGCGGGCGCCTCCATGAATCCTTCGGGGATGTTTCCGATCGTGTAGTGCGCGAGCTGCGCGGCCTGGCGCCGCAGCGCGATGTTCGTCAGGATGACGAGCTGCTCGACCGGCGAGAAGCCGTAGAAGCGCGAGACGCGGGGATTGCGCGGCGCGTAAACGATCTCGTTCAGCGCGAACTCCTCGCCCGGGATGCCGTAGAGCCATTGCTGGTAAGCGACGATCCGGCCGAAGTCGTCCACGATCGGCTTGAGTGTCGCGCCGTCTAAGAGCTCCAGCGCCATCACGTCGCCCCGGAGATTCCGCTGGACGAAGATCGCCGGCGCGTCGATCACGAAGAGCTCCTCGAGGAACTGCCGAAGCCAGTTCTGCCAGGTCGTACGCCCGTCCGGTCGCTGGAGGAACTGCTCCACCTGGTCAATCCGAGGGTCGTTGGCGCGACGCGAGGTCTGTGCTCGCGTCTCGCCACGTTTGGGCTTCGGCTTCACGGTCCATTTCAGCTTCGCCATCTGGTCCTTGCGCGTCTCGATGATCATGCGCAGGATCTCGTCCGCATTCGCCAGCGCCCGGAGCTGCGCGAAGCCGATCGATTCGGTCGACCGCGGCGACGAGGCGATGTTGAACCCGACCGGATACTGAAACTTTCGCGGCTGCGCCTCGGCGGGAATCGCGGACGCGACCGGCTGCCCGGGCCCGAGCCACGCGTTGCGGATCCGAGCGATCAAGTTGCGCACGCCCGTCACGACGCTCGTGTCGATCGGCCGGCCGTCTGTCGGTGCGATGTATCGCTTCCCATCAGGACTCGTCCCGCCGCCTCTCGCGCTTCCGTCAGCCATCACTTCGCTCCTCGAATGAATCGCGCCAAAACGGGCGCCGCCCAGCCGTGCGCGCAGGTCTTCTCGATGCAGACCGCGCCGTCCTCCATCTAGATCCGATACGGCCGCTCACAGGCGCCGCAGACGCCCGGCGGCGACTCACGGAGCTTCTTCGTGGCCGCGTATTCCGAAGGGCTCACGCCGCGGCTCCCTTGGCCTTGCGCGAGTAGTACTCGAAGATCCCGTCGGTGTGGAATCGCAGCAGCGCCTGCGTCGTCGAATCCACCTGGTCGTCGTGCGCGCCTTTCGGGAACGCCGTGAACTCTCCGAGGAAGTCCTCGACGAACGCCGCGCCGGCGGGCAGCCAGACGTTGCCGGCCTCGATCGTCGGCGACACCGCGGCCAGGCGCGCTTCTTTGCCGCCCTGCGGCTCGACAGGGATCAGCCCGGGGATCCGGTTCTTCAGCGTCGCGATCACGGCCGTCCCATTGGCCTTGTCCTCGACCAGCTTGGCGGCCGCCGCGGGCCACTTCGAGCTCATCGTCTCGATCGCGCGACAGGTCGTAGGGAAGTCCATCCGATCGCGCACGAGGTCGAGCAGGTAACGGTTCGCGCCCTTCTTGCCCCACACCGTCCCGACTACGTAGTCGGAGCCGTCGGTGTCCTTGAAGGCACAATCCCAAGATTGTATGACCTGATCGAGATCCGCCGGGACCTCGGTGTAGAACTTCCACCATGCGCGCTTCACCATGCCGCCGCCGGCGGGTGACGGGCGCTGCTGGAACTGTCCCGCGACACCGTATGAGCCGAGCGGGATCTTGAGCTGCGCGATCTCCACCGCGCCGAACCGTTGCGGCCAGAGGAGCTCGCCCTCTTCCTTGCGCGGGTCGTGGACATAGACGAACGGATGCGCGCGCTCGTACTCAGCCGGCAGGCAGAGATGCGTCCAGCCGCCCTCCTGGAGAACGTGGCCTGAGAGGTCCTCCTCGTGCAGGCGCTGCATGATGATCACCTTCGCGACCGTCTTCGGATCCCGGCCGCGTTGGGACATGACCTGGTCCCACCACTCGAGCACCGCCTTGCGCGCAGCTTCCGAATGAATCTCTCGGATGTCGTGCGGATCGTCGACGACGAGCCGATCGCCGCGCTCGCCCGTCAGCGTCAAGCCGCCGGAGATCCGGTAGCCGGTCGCGGTGTTCTCGTACCGCTTCTTGAGGTTCTGATCGCTCGCCAGGTGCACGCGATCGCCCCACCGATCCTGGTACCAGTCCGACTGGACGATGCGTCGCGACTTCACGGAGTCGCGCGTCGCGAACTCCTCGCCGTAGGACGCGAAGAGTGATCGCAGCTCGGGCGTCCGCGTCCACTCCCACGTCGGCCAGAAGACGCACGTCTCGAGACTCTTCATGTGACCTGGCGGGACGTTGATCAGCAGCTTCCGAATCTCGCCGCGCGTGACGGCCGTCAAGTGATCGGCGATCGCGTCGATGTGCCAGCCGGGAACGAAATCCGTCTCCGGTTCGACGATCGGCCAGGCGGCTTCGATGTACGCGCGGAAATCGCCGGCGAGCTGCTCCGACTCTTCCGCTATCAGCAGCGTCTCGATCTCCGCGAGCTCTTCTGGCCGCATGAGCCGGACGTCGTCTGGCGTGATGAGCTCGGCGATCATGAGTTCTTCCCCTTCGCGCGTTCGCGCACCGCGAGAAGAAGCTCAAGCACTCGAGCCATCGCCGAATCGCCTCCAGTCTTGTCCCGGAACTCGATCGATTCCTTCGGCCGACCCCACTCGTGCTCGATCAGCATCTTGTCGGTGTCGAACGCGAGCCTCTTGTCCTTCGATTTCAGGTACGCCTTGAGCCGCTCTTCGCGCGGAAGAACACCGTCATCGCTCCCCTGCGCCAGGAGCTCGAGCACTTCGCGCTTCTGCAGCGTGCGGCGGTTGAGAGAACCCTTCTTGCGGCCGCCACGCTTCGGATGCCCCTTACGCGTGAACTCTGGAGGCAGCGGCATGACTATCAGGCGACCGGTTTAGTCTCACCCCGCAAGGATGCGTGCCAAAGGCGCGAGCGCGCAGCCTTTCATCCCCGTCGAGCGGCGTCAGATCCGAACCACGAGCACGACGTTGTCCGAGACGTGCATCACGAGCCCGCTGTCATCCTCCGCGACGCCGCGGGCTTCCGCGTAGGTTCGCGAGTAGCCCTTCGCGACGGTGCCGGCTGAGATCTCGTAGGTCTGGACGCGCGTCTGGACGGACGGGTCGGCGCCGTGACAACCGTCGGTGCGGCACTTCCAGGTCCGGATCGCGACCAAGGCACCCTTCTCCGCGGCGCGTTTGCGTTTGTCCGTCTCGATGAGCTCCATCGCTTCGTGCAGACATGACGGGCAGGCGAGCAGGTTGCGACGAGCGTCGGGCAGCGACGGGTGCGCGTCTTCGATCCCGGTGAATCGCATGCGGGGCTGGACGAAGTGTAAGCGCTTGGGAATCTGGCTCACGCATTGCCCTCCCCGTCGACCGGCGCGGCTGGGGGTTCGGGCGGCTCGCTCTTCGCCTCGGCATCCGCCCATTCGAGCTTCTCGATGAGCGACCGTTCGGCGTATGGATCCGGATCCTCGGGCGTTGGCGGCGCGAGCCCCTGGGCAAACAGCCGGAGTTTCTTCAGGCGCTCCTCGCCGGATTCCTCCGCAAGCTCCTCCTCGGGCGGCGGATCTTCTGCCGGAGGAGCTTGCGCGTTGTTCTGCGAGTTCAGGCTCACGCCGAACTGAATCCCTTGGGCGACGAGCGTCGAGAACTGGAACCCGAGGTCGAGTGCCGAGTTCAGCACGGCGTTCGGGGAGAGTCCCGAGAGGCGGGAGATCTTGGCGATGGCCTCACGCTGGCGGTTGCCGAGGGTCAGCTCGGCCGGAGCGGGGTCCGGCTTCGGGCGGCGGAAGGCGGTGGGGAATCGGTGGGGTTTTTTCATGTGGTCTCCTGGCTTCGCGGGGAGCTGTCTTTCGGGGCGGCTTCTTCCCGCTGACGTGGTGGGAGTCCAGCGAGCTTTCGGCGGGCATTGATTTCGTCGAGTTCCTCTTCGGGTGATCGGGTTGAGCCGGTAGCGCCCGGCGGCGTAGCTTCAGGCGAAGCCGTCCGGGTCGCGCTCGTCCTAGATTGGGAGGTAAGACTCTTACCCGATCCCTCACTTACCAGTTCGGGATCGGGATCGGGGAGTGTTACGATCCCGAGAGCGTCACGCCCTTCGTTACGGTCAGAGTCACGGCCAGCGTCACGGTTTGGGTGACGGTCCCTGTAACGCTGTTGGCGTATGTAACTCGTTGAGTCCTTTGGATGGTACTTCCCGTAATCGTGGATCGTGTATCCGCCTTCGATTCGTTCCCAGAATCCCTTCCGAACAAGCTCCGATACCGTCTCCGATCCAGATCGCTCCACTTTGGAACGCAGTATCCGAACGTCAGCCGGACCCAAGAATCCCGCCGTTCGTCGACGGGTCGAATAGGTGATTGAGTAGACCCAGAGACGGAACCCGCGGTCAGAGAGCGAGGCGACTTTCGGGTTCTCGTCGAACATATCCTCGAGCCGTGACCACGCCATCTACTGCGCCCCCCTCCCGGTAAAAAGTGACTCGGCGAAACGTGTGTCGGCGATCGTCTGGATCCGCACGCGAAGCCCGGGCGTTGAGCCGATGAACTTGCGCACGACGAGCTCCGCGACCTTCTCGTCTGGCGGGATGAACTGGAGGCCGGCCAGGACGTCCTCGAGGGTCTTCGCGAAATTGCTGCAGTCTGGCTTCGTCTCGCATGGGATCCGGTCGAAGCGGTCCCGGATGCGTTTCGAGTCCGAGCCGCGCCACGGCCAGGTGACCTCGAGCGTCAGCGAGATCGGCGGTTCGACCGGCGCGCCCGGCATGTGGGGTTGCAGCAGTGTCATCCAGAAGCCGCGGGCCTGGGTGAGCTCCGGCTTATCCGCGAGCTTGCCGAAGGATCGGCCGTCCTTCAGCCGGATGTTGACGAGCTTCTTGCTCTGGTGCGTCGTCTTCGGCGGAATGCAGGCGAGGAAGATGTCGATCACGCTTTCGGATCCCTTCTCGGCTTCTCGCTGCTGACGTCGGCGTAGAGCTCGCCCTGGTTCTCCTCCTTGAGCGACTTCTCGAAATCTCGAAACATCAGGCCGATCTTCTCGAGGCAGGAGTCACGCGAGCCGGAATCGGTGGTCGCGACCTCTTCGGTGAGCCGCTTGACGCCATCGGACCTGGTCGTCCGGTCCTTGAACGCGAGGCCGTAATTGCCGGGCTTAATCGATTCGAGATGGATGGTGAGGCCTCGGGTGACTTTGGATCCTTCGGGCATGCGATTCCTCCTTATTGTCACAATGCAAATCTTGTCTTATTGCTCGGTCCGATGGCACCCCGGACAGCTCAATCGCGAGTGGATTCCTTCCGGCGCGTATTTAGCTTTGTGGGCGATCAGGCGCGCCCGCTTGCTCGCGTTTTGGCTCTCGCGTCGGCACTGCCGACATCCGCGGCGCCGCCCCAAAGTGTCGAACCGAAGATTTCCGTCTTCCAAAGGGTGGCCACGCTCGCAATGACTCCGACCGTTAAACCCGCGCGACCGGCGTTTGTTCTCGGCATCGGTGCATGGCTCAAGATGGTCGGGATTGACACACATCGTGACTCGGCAGAGATGGTCGAGCGTCAGTCCGTCCTGGATCTCGCCTTTCAATAACAGATACGCAAATCGATGGGCTCGCACCGATCGACCACCGGCGACATAGAAAATCGGATACCCGCGGATCTGGGCGCTGGTCCAGAGCCAGCAGCCGTTCGGCCCAAGAGCAACCTTCTCCATGAATCGTTCCAAGACGGGTCGAGGCGGTCGGCCGATCATGTCTTGGTACATCCCGGGCAAGCCAATCGAGAGTGAACGCCCTCGGGAGCGTCCTCGGTTGAAACGATCTGCCCTTCCTTGAGGCCCCCGGCGCAAGCTCTTCCACAGCGCGCAAAGTGCCAGCCGAGTCCGCCGCCGCGGGTCGAGAGGTTAGAGCGGCCGCATTCGTCGCACTTGGTTCGCGGCGCGCGGTTGGGGTTGCGCAAGGTCATCCGCGCGCCCGCTCCGCGATGACGAGCCGCTCGATTTCCGTCAGATCCCATGTCGCCAGCACCGCCCACAAATCGCCACGGAGGTATCGCAGGAGCGCCGGATCGCGGGGCGGCTCGTTCGTCCACTCCGCTTCCCAGAGGACGTGGTAGAGGCCGAGAGAACCGCGAGGACGCAGCCGCGGCGGGACGGACGGAACGATCGCGCTCTTGGCGTCGTAGCTCTGATTGTCGGACCACACGTCGGCCGGCTTGATCCCCGGGAACGTTCCCTCCGGCAGACTGACGCGATCTCGGATCGTCCTTCTGGACATTCTCGACGATCGATTGGTCGTGAACTCGCAGCTACCGTTCGTCCTTGCCAGCAGCCAACATCTCGGCACGTCTGCCCGACAGATCGCGAGCCGCGGCAGACCGTTCCGCAGTCCTCCGAGCTTCATCGCTCGAGAGAGCGACAGAATCGCCAGGCCGCGAGCGAGCTGCTTGTATCCCTGCATGATGGCAACGTCTTCGGCGTTGTGACGCTTCCGGACCGCGGAGCGGTATTCCTTGAAGTGCTCCAGAGCTTCGGCCTTCGGCATCGTGACTTCGGCTAGATCCATGTCACCCCTCCTTGAGTTCGGTCATCGGCGTCTCCGTTCGGCTCGCTCCTCTTCCTCGGCCTCCTCTTCCTCGGTCATGCTCCTACGGCTCTCGATCTCTCGCATGACTGACAGTTCGTTCTCGAAGCTCTCGACGCACTCTTCGAGCGGCAGCCCCGTGATGTCCGAGACGACCACGCAGCGGTTGAAGTCGCGCCTGTTCATGCGGTCGCCTTCCTGGCCGGAATGGCTTTCGGCGCTGGCTTCTCGTCGCCATCCGGAATGAATCCGGTGCTCTTGATCCCCTTCGTGATCTTGAGGTACTCGTTCTCGAGCTTCGCGGAATTGATGATGGTCTGCGCCACGCTCGCGATCGTCTTCGCCCGCTCGAGCTCCATCGGCTTCTCGTCGTCCTTCAGAGCCTCGATGGTCTCGAAGAGATGGTCTCGAAGGTCCTCGATCTTGTTCTTCATGCGCTGGCCCTCTTTCTGATTTGCCGGACGAGAACGGCTCGGAGCTGGACGACTTCGGCGAGTGCCGGCGGAAGGTTGTGGACGCTGTTTCGCCGCATGAGCTCCTGCCGGGAGACGAGCTCGAGGTTGTCATCGCGGAGATCGGCCTTGTTGCCGTTCTTGAATGCGACGGCGAAGCCGCGCGGGATTGGGCCGTGCTTCGCCTCCCAGGTCAGGACGTGGACGAAGCGCCAGTTGAAGCGCGACGGCCGGGTCCGATCGTCGCTGACCTTCCGCTTGAGATAGCCGTCCGGATCGAGGACCTCCGTGCCGACCGGGACCCAGGTGTGCGACAGCTGGCCCTTCCTGAACTGCGTCTCAGCCATCCGCCCGGGCGCATAGCCGGGGCGCCGTAGCCCCTTATTAGGTGGCTCCTGGCCCTTCTTGAACCGGTAGGCGGCCCCGACGTTGTCGCCGCGGCGGAGGCGGCACGCATCGGCAGATGCCAGGAACGCCTCGCTCTTGCGAAGGCCCAACTTCTTCGCCATGGCGTAAACGGCGCGCAGACGGCGGTGGAAGCGACGAGCGAGCTTTGACGTCTTGGTGTCCGGATAAAGCCGGCGGAGCTCGAGCTGTTCCTTCTCGGTCCACAACCGCCGGGGGACGTATCGCCGGCTCCGCGGCAGCGGAAGGCCTCGGGCGATAAGCGAGAGATCCTTGAGGAT